GGTGTAGGTGTAGGTGTAGGAGGTGTTACCGTAGTTACAGGCGCCGCCGTCACTGTGTTCCCTTGAGTCCCCAAAACATTAGGGTCTATTGTGCTTATGGGGTTAGCCGTCACCCCGGGGTCTACCATGTTCAACGTGTCGGCGCTGCTGGCTACGATGTTGCCCGTAGTGCCCTGTGTTCCAACAGTCGCGGTCCCTGAACCGTCGGCATTGATGCCCATACCGGTGCTAGGCAAAATAGCTGAAATATCTAGCTCCCCAATAGTGGGTCCCGAAGGCGAAGCCGCTGCCGTGCCCATCGTAATTCCAGTAGTCGGGTTACCCTGCGCGTCGATTCCTTTAGTGACCACGGGGACCCCACGGTTAATCGTGCGCTCTGGGAAATTAATCGCGTCAAACATAGAGGTGTCTAACGTATCGGCTACCGTGTATGCCGGGGTATTCTGCGTGATCCGCGCTACCTGCCTGTTTGCGGGTAAAAAAGCAGATAACTGTGTCGCTAACTGGTCCGGGGTCGGTGCTTCGTAGTCCGTGGCTACCTGTATATCATCCACAGTAAGTGCTGTGGGGGTAAAGCTGGCTTGGCCGTCCGTGCTAAAAACACTTTTCATGCCCTCGGCAGCCATTGCCGCATCTGACGTAGGATCGTAATCCCTTTGAGCAGCCCGGATAATCCCCGTATAACTGCCTATACCATCTATCGCCTCTGCGATATCATCGTCAAAAACAAAATTTGTATACTGCGCCGTAGCTTCCGCCGGAGTCAGACCCACCGCTCCCGCAAAATTTTCCATCGGTATTTTTATTGACGGGTCTTTTCCCATCTGAACCAAAAAATTAGCATAAGCTTGCGCTTTATAGGCGTCTTTCTGAGCATCCGTAAAAGCCGGAAACTTTTTATCAATAGCCTTATTAAAAATATCTAACTGCGCGGAAACTTCTTCTTGGGTCAGCGTTACCGGGCCACCGCCGCTGCCACCACCCAAATCATCTTCATCTACGAGTTCTGTTATAAAATTAGTTTTGAGCGCGAAAAACTTGTTAAGCTTCATAGTGATTAGCCGTAATACTGAATCTGTGAGGGTTCGGGAGTGTCCCAATCGTCCGTAGGCAACTGTACAAAGTTACCTTGACGATACCGCATCAACGCCTGTGTCGTGCTATCCACCAAGTCGTCATACTCCCCATTAGGAAAGGCCGCGCACTCTTCTATAAGTTCCTCGGCCCATGTCTCGTCTGGCGCCCATATCATTCCGCTTTCAAATAACGGAGCGACGCTATGTACCCGCGATAATTTATCATTTCCACGACTAGGCGTAAAGTTTACAACAGGGATTCCCATGCTTCGTAGTTCGTGGGTCAAAGGTACTCCCGTCGCTTTTGCTTCTATAATTACTGTTTCGGGGTCCCAAAACTTATACAACTCAAACGCCTTGGCTTTTAGCTCGGGAAAATCCCAACGTCCTTTCGTAGAATCTAATAATATCAAATTGGGGGTCCCAGACTCGTTTGGATAGAAAACACCCCACGTAGTTATGGCGCTGTAGTCCGCCGTCTCCTTTTTCGTAAAAGCAGTATCATAACTTTGTATCACATACTCCAAAGCCGGGACCTGTTTCTTTTCCCAAAGGTTCCACCACTCCCTTTTCAAAATAGAAGTCTCATCGCCCGTGGGGTTCTGCTGATACTGCGCATTCCACTTGGAAACAGGAATCGACGCTTTGACCGCCGTTAAATCTTCCTTGCCCCAATACTCCGGCCAACACGCCTCCCCAGAAGGAAGCTCCATCGGAAATTCTACAATCTCCCACTGGTCTGCCAAAGGATCGCGGGCCATGCTTCGCGTTAACTGTCCAGTAAGATCTTTCTCCGACCACCGGGTCATTACAACAATTATCGCTCCTCCCGGTTGAAGACGTTGACGCGGGCCACCTGTGTACCAATCCCACGCATCATCGAAACCAGCGTTAGACATAGCTGTTTGCTCAGAATGAGGGTCATCAATAATACACAAATCAGCGCCGCGACCAGCAAGATTAGAACCCACCCCAACAGCATAATACATACCACCCCGGGCGGTGTCCCAACGACCCGAAGCTTTTGAATCGACTGCAAGTTTTGCATTAGGAAATATCTCCAAGTATTCATCGCGCTCCAATAAGTTTTTAACTTTACGGCCAAAACCTACCGCAAGCTCTGTGGTGTGAGTGGCCTGAATGATTTTCATTGAAGGATTCTTACCTATCATCCATGCCGGAAAAAGATAGCTGGCAAACTCGGATTTTGTGTGACGAGGCGGCATATTGATAATCAGGCGCTTTAGATCGCCCTTTGCCACCCGCTCAAGCTTTTCAGCAATGATTTTGTGATGTCGCCCTGTGATGAACTCAGGCCACATAGAACGAACGAAAGGAATAAAGGACGCATGGCAAGCGTCTACCTTGTCAAGTTGCGCTAATCGAAGCTCAAGCTTCAGGATCTGTTCTTCTGCGTCACTTGTCGCTTCTGTCATTCTGCGCCTATTTTATGAGAACGTGTGAGACTTTATCGATGCAAATTATACCTCTTATTAAAACATAAAACTCATTATTTTTTTTGCGTAATTGTTCGTGAGAAACATGCTCTAGCACCCCGCCCGAGGGAAATCCCCTAGCAAAATTTGAGCGCGAATCTGGGACCTTTTGGGGGGACCCGGATAACCTTTATTGCGGAATCCTAGACACTATATCTAGAAATGAGAATAATTCTCATTAACCAAACCCCACGAATCACGGGCCTTGCAGCGAAAAAAAAAGGCCAGGAGAAATATGTGTATATACAACATGTTGTGTTTACGGTCCCCGGTCCCCGGTCCATGGTCCCAGATCGACTGGTTCGACGCCTCGAGGGGCTGGTCGCGAGTACTGGTGAAGCGAACCACGAACCACGAACCACGGTCCACGGTTCAATAACTTTTACCCTTGGACCCCGGGTCCGGCCCGGGCTGCTTTAACGCGCATAAAAAAACGGGCCAAAAGGCCCGTCTAGATCGTTCCCAGTGATCGCTCAGTAATCGGTAATAAAGACCCGCGTCGATCCTTTAATGAATCGTAGTCGGCTAATATCGTCGACGCATTGGAGCATGTATCGCCGGGTCGATCGGTCATAGCCTATCTTTTCGTACACGGTCGGCTTTTTAGCGTGACCAGTGAAACGAATAAACTCTCCGTTTTTGATTTCGTTTACTGGGATCGGCGCCGGATCGGCGGCGGCGGCGGGCGTATGCTCGCCAAATATCGCGTCGAAATTAGCCTCAAAATCCCGCGCCGTACTGGTAGCACAATTGATACAGATTAGATTTTTGACGCCTAGCACGTAAAACTGGGTTTTTAGTTCGTGGCAATCCGGGCATATTGTGGGGATGGTATCGCGTAGGGGAATATTAAATAGTGTCATTGTTTATTTCTCCATTTCTATTATTGAGTTTACGCCGCTAGTGCGTGAGTAACACTGGCGACAGTCTATGCATTTACGGCCCGTACAATTATCGGCCGTGCTAGGTTGCGTTATGTTGTTAAAAACTTTATCGAAGTATTTCGGCGGGGATTTTAAAACGCGGTCCTTTATAGGATTTGAGAAAATCAAGATTAGATTATCTGGACGGGTCGCGGCCGGGTCGATCGATTTCGCGGCGGCAACCACTAGATCTTTTCGTTTGGTCCATAGTGCAAACGTCGACGCGGGATTTTTGCGGGCAATTCTCAGGAAATTGAGGTAATGAGTTTTATTAATCAATTCGCCATGCCCATGCAATCGAAACGAATGAGCGTTAATGATGGGCAGATCTTCGACGGGAATAAGAGAATGACTCAATAACTGGCTGTTACGCTCCCAAGCTTCAACGCAATTAGCCCTATAGGTTTCAAGCATTTTAAAGGAATAACAATTCCCGCAAATAATGCGTTTTTTGGAATGCATTTTTACGCAATAGGGATTGCTGAGAGTATTACTATTAATGGCGTCGACGCCCGCCAGTTTACCCGACATAGTCGACAGTTTAATTTTCACGTTTATATACTCCTATTATTAATGGTTATAGGAGTATATCGGCTTTACGTGTGATAAGTATAGGGACGCAAAAAACGGGCCAAAAGGCCCGTCAAGTGCGTTTAAAGGAAGGATTAAAAAACTAGGCAGCAGCCGCGACCCGGTCCCAATCCCGGCGCGGTAGATCTAGAACACGACCTCCCAATTTCTGCCAGTCGTCGACTTGATCGGCTTCGACGGTATTACCCACGGCCGTTACCGCATTTACTAAAGTGGCGCGAGATACGGGGTTGCCCGCATACCCGGACTGGCCGACGGTCTGCAATAATCCGTCCAATACGCTGCTAGTTTGCGATTTGGTCAGATTTAAAACGGTTCCCAGATTATTGACGGCAGTTTGCGCGTCGCCTTCGACGATATCCCCGGCGGCGGCGCGGAATTTCTGCAAGGTATTATCGAAATTTTCCCGGCTAGAATACGCCGCGATGTAATCCCTCATTTTCAAACTAGTGAGTTCGTTATCTTTTTGCTTGGTATCATCCGCCAATAATCCAAAAGATTCCTCCCCCCGTGCCGACTGTATATGCGCCGATCTTTTACGATTTTCGGTTTGCATGCCGTTATCACAAACGAGAGTCCAGACCATTTCGGCGACAGAGACAGAACCCATGCCGACCTCAGAATTAGAGATCACTATTCCGGCTGCCATAATATCTCCGACGGCGGCGCCCGTACCCGTGAAATTTTCAGACTTGAGTCTGATATGCATTTTTTGGTCGGTAACAGTAGCACGCACGGTTCGCCAGTCGGCCTCCACATTGTCTAATAGTGGCGGCAATGCGGCCTCTAATAAATCATAATTATCGTATGTCTTAAACGCATCGCTCACAAAAGCACGGCCCAAAAAGTAATTATCATCATTACTGGTATAGGCCCGGATCATTCGGTTGTTAGTCTCTCGCGCAAAAATTGCGTTAACCAGACTATCGAATTCCGCCGGGTAGTAGTCCTGAAAACGTCTCGCGTCGCGAGTGGCAATTCCGGCCTTTTGAGCCAGTTGATTAAATGCAACGGGATTAAGTGCGGTTGTAAGGGTAGGCATACCACGATCGGCTTCGATGATGATTTCCGATACATTCTCTTGATCCCCTTTGTAAGCTTGCGAATGGTGGGGGAGATACCCGGCGGTCGAAGTGCGTAGTTGCATATTACTGGTGGATTGTACGATGTCAGCTTTACGATTTTGATTAGCCGACAATTGAGACAAAAGGCCCGCAAGCGAACCGTTGAAACTGTCTACCTGATTAAATCTATTTATATCCATAATTAACTCCAAGTTAAAAAAAAGGTGTTACCCCACGGCAACACCCCCATTATGCACATTAAAGTCTTATATGTATAGTAATTTCTAAAAATACCCCTCCCCTTTACTGGCAAGCCCCCACGATCTCGACAGGGTCGTTAGTTTGTATCCAGACCTTCGCTCCGCATGGCAGGGGTTTGTCGGGAGAGTAAACCAAGCGAGCTTCGCCCTTAAAAATGACCTCGTTACATTTTCGATTTTGTTTATAATCCTTGACGGTTAAGACTGGCAGATCGGCGCCCTTGGCATTCGCCCGGATATTATGCTGATTAACATGTATTAAAGTTTTCATGCTCATTTCTCCGAGTTAAGTTGCGAGGGGAATAGATGGCAAGCCTTGGATAACGCCTCTACCGTTGGCTCAATATCCCAGACAACCATATATAGGACGTGGTCGCGGCAGCGGCGAATTTCGGTTCGGCGCCCGGTTTGACGAAAATAGTAATCGGCTGAGTACGGCCTAATCGGCGGTTTTTTCTTAAACGATCGTTCATACTTATTTGCTAACCACATTAGCATAGTGAAACTCCCTTTTTGATTTATCGGAAGCGTATAAGATATGGGATTATGAGGGATTAATCAAGTCCAATAACGGGACCCAATCGGGTGGGGTAATTTGTAATTCCGGGGTATGCTTCAACCCTATTCGAGCCAGTTCCATAACGTCGCGGGCGTGGTAGGCATAAATGCTTTCCCCTCCCGGGGTCGCCGCGCAGACCAGAAACCAGACAGAATAGTTTTTATGACTTTCCGCAAAGGCGATTTGATGGGGGGAAATGCGGACGGCGTTGGCGCGGGTGACTTTCAACTCCCACATCCCGAACTGGCCTTCCGCCGCTATCAAAACATCCGGGATGCCTAGCGAAGCCGTACTTTCTAACCTAATTGGATGCCATTGCGGCCGATGCTTTTTTATCGCTCTCTGGAGTTGCTTCCAAAAGCTCGATTCGCTCTTGCGTTTCAGAAGTTTCGTTTTCGCTATCGACTCGTTCCAAGGTAGCAACTGGCTCATAACTAGCCTTTATTTCATTTAAAGCTTTCATCACTTCCGCCCGATCCATTTGATCGATCGAGCCATGCCGGATTTCGCTTTTGTTGATATAAATAGACCCTTCCGCTTGGCCTCTGGCTTTCTCCGCCGCTACCGCCGCAGAATAGGCACCATTGTCCAAAGCTTCGTCGCGGATTCTTTGCAAATCTTTAACGTGTCTGCCATAGCTAACCGAATATTTTTTATCCAGTTCCGCTTTATATTTTCTGATAGCTTTACAAACGTGGGGACTTCGCTTGGGGTTGGTCAGATCGTTAGCCCGGGCGTGTGCCGATTTCGGCGGATACCCTGCGGCAATGGCGCAGTCTCGTTTAGTCGATTGACCGTCGGTTGATACCCACTCTTTGACAAAAAGTTCCTGCCTTTTCGTGAGCTTTTGATTTTCACGTTCTTCTAACGTCCGGGGAGGTCGGCCTCTTTTGGCATTGCGATCGGAAGCCGGTATAAGATATCGGTTATTCATGTCAGAAGAGTATAAAGCACCATCTCTATAGAGTCATACAGAAATATAAAAAAAATAAAAAAAACTTTTCAAAACCCCTATAACGGGATTCTTCGATTAAGGATCTTGTTTTGAGTTTATGTAACTTGTGTAACCTTTTCGCTAACCTCCCGTAACCTCCCAAAGCACCGTGGGCCGTGGTCCCCAGACCATTAGTTACACAAACTACACCAGTTACGCCCTTTTTATGATTTTTTTTTATTTTTTTTTATTTATTTCCCCACGACGCTATATAGTTAGCCCTTTTTACGTTTCTTCTTTTTCGGCATAACCGGACGTTTAAGCAAAGTCGGTTCGGGAGTCGCGCATTTTTTGCAAAATTCAGCGATTCTGGTGACGTATCCGCTCATCATATGATCGGTGACCGAGTCCTTGGCTTTCCAATCGTCCTGTTTTATTTGAGCATCGGGATTGACGAAGTCTTGACCGTTATTGGCAAACCACAGTTGCCGGAGGTTGTCACCTGTTGACGGTCGATACCCGATCCGGGGGATTCGAGCGACGATATCGGAACCGTGGACCACGGAGTATTGTGATTGCAGATGGTCCATGCGGCATTTCTTAAAGCGAGAAAAGGTGTTGGGCTTGCCTAGCGCAACGAGGTGCAGATTTTTAAACTCCCGCGAGAGATGACAGGCGATTTCGGCGCAAGCACCCCCGAGCGAGTGCCCGATTTGGACGGTCTTTTTAGCCGGATTCAGTTCTTTACGGACATCTTTCCACACGCCCTGTTGATGTCGATAGAAACCCATGTGTATCCATGCGCCACGGATGGGACGGGGTATGAATAAAATATTGTAGAGCCAATCGCGTTTTGATTCCGTGCCGCGCCATACCACGTAATCGACTTCGGTGGTTTTTAGCACGAAACAGGTAGTATCGGTTTTCTTGTTTTCAAATTTCTTGGCGCCGGGGATATCGGCATCGTAAGCTTGGTCCGCGAGGTGTGCGGCTTTAGTCAGTAGCGCGGTATCGTGTTGCATCGTTTATCTCCTAGAATAAAAAACCCCGGATCAAGTATACCTCAATCCGGGGCTTCTGTTTTACAAGGAGTTAAAAACGAATAACAAAGAGCGAGAAAAGGTAGTTAACTTACTCTTCGGGGATAGAGTACCCCTCCCGCCGTGCTGCGTCAATAAGTTTGGATAGCTCGTCAAGTAGTTTCCCTGCGTCGGGTTTTTCATGGACGTGCTGCATTAACAGCTTACACATTTTCATGCGGTCATCGTTAGCGATAAACTCTTTAAGATGGGCTTGCGCTTTTTCCGGCGCAAGGTTGTTAAGGGTAATTAAGCTCTCAGGAATTTCGTCTAGGTTCATTCCTTTTCTCCTGTTTCTTAACGATTACATCGGACAACAGGTCTTTAAGATCCTGTTGCGACTTAACGTCGGTTAGTTTTACGGTTTTTTTGCCTTTCGGCATGTCGAATATTACTTTTGTCATAGTGTTTCCTCTTCTGTGGTTAATGAATCGTCTACTGGCGGATGGTATTTCTTAGCCAGTTGTTCGTAATGAAAACGCATAAGATCGTTTCCGTTAATTTTGTTCCAGAAAGTGCTTAATTTTTTTTGAAAGACGCGCTGTTCTTCGTTCGTCGGAAGGATTGCTTTCTGCTGTTCTTTAAACACCGCTTCGATACGGTCCATGCTCCGTTGTTCTCTCTTCGACAAAGACGGGGTTTTTTCTTCCCAAGCTTTCTGGCGACACTCGTAGCACACGCTACCGATGCGTCGATACCCATTCAAGTCTCGCAAAGTAGGGCGACCACACTTGGTTTTTGAATCATAACCGAAACATTGGGTCGGTCGGCTTTGAACCCATCGGGCGACTTCATAGACAAATTTTTCGTCGTTGTCAGTAAAGTCTTCTTCCCGTTGAGTATGCTCTTCAAACATGTTTATCATGTTTTGTAAAACTTGAAGCTCGTAACTGTGGTTAGGTCTTTTCCAGTTCATCCGCATTCTCCTTTATTTTGCCACCGCATTCACAGCGTTCTGGCACTTCGTTATCACCTAGCATTGCTGACCATCCATTGCTACAGTCTTCACATATCCACCCCGCATTATTCATTCTCTTAACTCCTCTTCTATAAACCGCAGCCCTCGATCAACATCGCCGTCCTCAAACCCAAGAACTTTCTTTACTTCGGCCATCCACTTGGGGCTTTTCTTTAAAGCGTTAACCGAAAGGCTTTGATAACCCCTATGTAAATCTGAACCGGAGCCATATCGATAGTTTTTGAGGTAACTGGAACAAAGATCAGTGTCCGCATAGTTTAGACCACGTTTGGCCGGTGGTGCGTCGGGGTTGTGATCTATCAGGACCATGTAGATTGCACCGGCGGGCATCCGGTAAGCGATCAAGGCGCGTTTGCCAATAGTTGCTAGAACCATGCCCTCGCGCCACGCTTGATTTGCCCAGAACTCGACAATGTCCTCGGCCTCGACCTGTACCTGAGAATCGCGCAACGGTTGCTGCTTTAAGTCCTGTCCCTTCATAGGCAGAGGAAGTTCTCCATCCATAAAAACATCGCCGTTTGGAGGCCGGAACCCGGTGTGGCGTAAAATTAGGAAAGCTTTGATCAAGCCATAATTAAAAGATGCGCGGGCCTCGGCCCAAGTAGCTTCGCCATCTCTGAATATAACTTCATCAGCCATGTGATTAGCAAGCACTTGATAGAGCTTGTTGGCCTCTTCCTGTGTCTTCGGATGGGTTGGAAAATTACCGTCAATTGTCATAGTTGTTCTCCTCTTGTTTTATGAGAGTCTCATACCTTATGTGTAAACGCAAGCTTTTTAAAAGGCACGTCCCTGTGCGGTGTAGCTCCTAGTATCTAACTTGAGTCAAAAGACTTTTTTCGGGGTCCGGGTGTGTACGCATATCGTTGGCTGTGCCAATCTCATCAACGTACATTTCCAAAAGCCCAAGCGCCTCCTCCCAATCGTGAGCTATGTGATAATCGGTTGGGTCTTTATGAATCCAATCGGGACAGCTTACATATCTGCTCCAATACCCCAACTGATCGTCTTCACACCTTAAATCGTGGGCCTCCCCGTACTCCTTCAGCAATCGATAGGCTTTAGCCCGTTCCTTACTGTAAGTGGGTTTTTTGTACTGGGGTTCTGGGATAGTAAGTTTGTCCCGGATCACCAGTTCCCACACATAAGTAACTCTTGCTCGACGTTTAACACCCTTATCTTTGATCGAGACAATCGCGCCAAT